CTTTGTATAAATTAGAACCAACATTGTCTGGGTTGGGTAGTATCTCTTCATCAGCATTTGATGATACACCTGCGCCAAATTGAATTGTTATAGAACCATCTTCATCAGTTCGTGTAATATATCTTTTAGGAACTTTTTTTAATCTTAAAAGGTATGGTGTTTCCGAACCATATTGATTTAAGTTAAGTGTATAATCAGATGTATTTTGGATTTGCTCAAAAACAGTATCTTGTGCTAAATAATCTACCTTTGTCCAAACATCTCCATCGGAATCAACTATTTTTACAACATCAATAATACCAACATCCTCAATCTTAATCTTATTGTATGGTGTTGGTGAACCAAATATAAATTCAGATGTTTTATCTTCACCACTAACCACAGGAACGCTCTTTTTGAAAAGATAATAAACAGGTTCATCGGTATTTTCGTTTATTTGATATACTGATATTTCGGTGGGGTCAAAAGATGATGAATATGCAAAATCAACTTTCCTCGTTGTAGAAAATACTACATTTGGGTTTTGTGTTGATGATACCTGCATACCCTCTTTGATTTTTAAAGTATAATCCAAATCAGGTCTAACATTATTGCCGGAGCCAATAGCAGGAACTAATTGATATACTATTAAATTAGTTGTAGCGGGTGAGTATAGTTTTGGTTTATATCCAAGCGATTGTGCTAACTGAAATAAGTTTGAATTTTCTTTTACTTGAGTAATAATTGATTCTCTTAACTGAGTATCCGTATAATAAGATAGAACATCCCCAACATACGATGCTATTTCTATAAACATCATTCCAGGAGATGATTCGTTAAAATCATTATAGGTATTTGGGTAATATTGTTTAGCAAAATCTATAAGATTTTTTCTGAATCCAGAAAAATCTCTGCCAATTAAACTAACTTCTTTTTTTTCATCATTTAACATTTACTACTCCTAAACTATTGATAATCCACCCTGATTATCAACTTCTAAAATTATTGTTTGGTTAGCACCTTGAGATGTAACTCTAAAATTTATTTTTATACTAACTTTATTAAAATCCGGCTCCGAATTGACTTCTATCGCATTTAATAAAATATAAGGTAGCCAAAAACTAATATCGTTTGTAAGGGATTCTTCCAATAAAGAATCTAAATCCGATTGAATATTTTCAAATAGTAATGAATAAATATCCGAACCAAAAAGTGGTTGAAACGGCCTTTCACCTTTTGTTGTTAATAATAGGTTTTTAAGATTAGATATAGCCTGTTGTTCGGTTGTGTAACTTGATTTAAACATAGGACTACCACCCAATGGTAGCATTACACCAACCGCTTTATTTGGTTTTAAATCAATTGGATTAATCCTATATTGTAATCTCTGAGCCATTCATTACCTTTTCTTTTTATTATTCATCACCTGCATTAACGCAGAATAATCTTTTGTAAGTGCATCTACAACTGCCGCACCTGCATCAATAAGTTTCATTAAGTATAGAAGATATTGGCGAACTATTACTAAATAGTTTTTTTTGAGTTTGTGGTTTCTTTGTTTCAAATAAATGTTCTACATCCAATGGGTCTTTTTCCATCAACTTTGTAGATTGCTTTACTGGTTGTTGTTTTAGTTCTTTAATAATAGATTCTTTTAAAAACTTCTTTTCTTCAGCGAATTTTCTTTTAACCTCGCTTTCAACCAACATTTTAATAGCCTGAATTAGTTTTTTTGTATCCATAGTAATAAATATAATGTTTTGTAATAATTAACCAATACCACTTTTAAGCTTTGATAGTATTGTAGATAGTTGTGGATGTGGGCCGGTTGCCGCTCCTACAACTGGGAATGTTCCCTGTGCTAAAGTTTCTATAGCAGAAATAATTAAATTAATTGTAGTTGTATATTGCGATGTAGATATCGCTACATCCTTTTTTGATGATAAGATAATATTATCAGATTTACTATTAAATATTAACCTATCTGAATTAATAATAACTTGTGGTTTATTAAATTGCGATATATTGGGTATAGATACTCTATTTGATGTTTTTAAAGATACCCTTTGTTTTGTAGTCATCCAAATAGATGAATCATCTTCATTCACATTTTCAACTACAAATTTATCGTATCCCTTTTTATTAGTATCGTTTTGAGTATTTCTTATAATTGTTATTGGTGCACCAGAATCAGATGCGTTCCAAGTTGGTAATTTTTGAGCATCAGTTTGTTTAGGTGTATAACCAAATCTAATAGATTGACCAAACCTACCTTCAAGTATTGTATCGCCAATATAAGGTTGTAATTGTGATAAAGTGTTTACTTCGGAAAACCCTTTACCAAAATTATTGTTTTTATCATTTGTAGATGAAACATTCGGTACTGGGTTCAAATAAGAACTTACCTCAAATGATTGTGCAGTATTTGTAATTCCTTTTGGAAGGGGGTTGTTATTTAGCGACCTTTGTAAAAAAGTGGGTGAAATGTAATAAAAAGAAAATCCGCCCCCAAGAGGAGCGGATATAGAACTTAACGCACTAATTAAATAAACTTGCTCCCCAATAGTGGGGATTGATTTAATATACGGATTTAAGGGATACGCAAAATCATTTGATGCACCGCCAGTAGAGCGTTTAACCGAAACCCCAATTTTGTAAATATCATTGGGATTACCATCTTTTAAAAATACTTCAGTTACCTCACCAAGCATTATTCATCCTCATCCTGTTTTAGGGATTCCAATTTTTCATCTACATCCCTACTAGCATCTAACAACTGCTTCTTTTCTTCTTCTGATAATAACAAACCATCATCAGAACTACCCTTATCTAAAAGTTTTTGTGCGATAGCGGCCAGCCTTACCAATTGGTCATCATTCTTTACTGATACCTCTAAGTATTCCTTAATCAACGGAACTACCACCGATGCATCATTTAGATTTTTAACCAATGGTTCTAACTGAGCAATCAGTAATTTTATTTGTCGGTCTTTTTTACGGGAATTATCATAAACATCTTTTAATAAAGATGAAAATGTCGTCCCTTTAAATATATCATCATCCTTCGTCATAATACCTCTCTATGTTATGATTTAATTTTAAAATACCCTTTTTAGTATATTCAGTATTTAATTCTACAAATATTACTTTCATTTTTCCTATAACTCTTGTAATATATTGCGTATTTACTCCTGTCCTATCTCTAATAAGTATATAAAGAGCCTTTTTATTGTAAGAGTATAAATCCTTCCGATTACGGAATAGTTCATTGACCGAATCAGCTATTCTTCTATCCCTTTCCTTTACAAAAAGTTTATTTAAATTTGAATCTATATAATCCACAAAGAAATCCATAAAATCTGATTTTTCTTCTATTGCTTCATACTCCGCCACCTCATTAGGAACATTCCTACCAATATCAACAGCATCCAAATCTTCTTGGATTTTCATTTTTGCGTAATTCGCATTATTCTCATTAAATAAAAAGTTTCTTGCAATTACAGTGAAATAAGAAAATGCTTTTCCTTTATCACCCTTAAACTTATGCATCTTTTCATTTAGAAACGCAACTACAGATGCCTTTACATCTTCATACGAATCATCAAAGTAATAGGTTTTATATGTATGTATTACATTTTCTGCAAGTTTATCGAATGGATATTGTATAAATCTATTATAGATACGATTTTTTTTATCAATATCATCCAAACTATTATACACATTTATAGCTATTTCAGTTATAGCTGTAAAATACCTATTGCTCTTCGGTGATTTCGCTTTTCTGCCCATAATACCCGTCTAATTCTTCTATAATACTATACATTTCTCTAAATACATAACCTGTCTCATCATCGGCTTCAAATGAACCAATTCTATCTATGGATTTCATTCTATCCATTGCGTTTTGAATTCTCCCTTGCATTGAATCCAAAAGTGTATCTGCCTGAGTGTATTCTTTTTCTAACTCATCCAAATTTTCTTCAACTGCTTCTAACTTCCGTAATAGATTCCATACAAAGAAACCTAAAACTATATCGGTTAAAAACAATATTATTAAAAGTACTATCATATTAATCCCCCATTATATCTTTAAACGCGTCAAATACCATATCAGCCTTTGGTTTATCATCCTCTGATTTTCCAGATAATATCTTTTCAAATTTAGATAACCCCGATGGTTTTCCATTTGTACCAATAGTTCCTCTTGTACCTTTTAACTTTTTACCTTCAACTACCCAACGATTGTATTCATACTTTGAAGCCATGAAATCTGCCTGGTGTAGAATATGGGGTAAAAATGTTTTTAATTGGTTTTCAGCCTGAAAAGTTTTATAATAACTTTCGGTGGATGAATCATACAACCCATCCGTCAGTCGGATAGCAAGATATTCTTCTTCGGTACATTTTACACCAAAATGATTTAGTAGAAAGAATGTACGGTCGTGAATTTCCATCCAATGTAAATTTGGGTTTGATTTATAAATCTTACCCTGATTCTTTACATGCCATTCCGAATCATTCTTTTTATACCAATCATCTTCAACTGAACCCACCTTACCTAAGTCGTGGTGGAGGGCTGCAAATACAACCGATTCTCTTGTAATATCATCAGTAACCATATCCAACTCTTTCCAAAGTTCAAATACCTTTAGAGCATTGCGAGTTACCCTCATTATATGGTCAATATATCCGCCGGGAAAAGCATTATGAAAATGCTCAAAGGATGAAGCGGGTGTATAGATAATCCTTTCTTCAAAATGGTCATACATTTTGTTTAGGGTATCCAATCGTTCACCACTAAATTCTTGACTGATAAATTTTCTGAACTTTTTATAATTTTCCAGTAGTTCGTCTGGAGAGAAAAAATCAAAATACATAATTAAATAATTTTATCAATAATACCCAATTCAAGCGCTTCTTCAGCGGATAAAAATAAATCACTTTGTTGATTTGACTGCCACCACTCTTTTGGTTTCTTTGTGAATTCAGCCATCATACTATTACATTCATCTTCCAACCTATCCGCAAATTTGGCGTTTGATTTTACATCACTCAATTTACCTGCGGCAAAGGTTGATAGTTGGTGAACCATAATCTTTGAATGTTTTGATGCTGCCCTAACCCCAGTACCCGCTGCGAGTAGAAGAGCTGCTGCTGACATTGCGATACCCCTACAAATGATATTAAATTTCATATCTTTGTTTCCTCTGATATAATCAATAATACCAAGAGTTTCTACAACATCACCGCCACCGGAGTTTAATAAGATGTTAATTGTAGTTGCCTCACTATTCACTTTTTTTAGTAGCCGTACTTTAGCAATAAACTCAGGTAGTAATCCCATCTGAATTTCATCGCAGATTACAATTACATTATCGGTTAAATCAATACCATAATCAAACTCCCTAAAAAAATGTTTGTGTGGGTCAGTATCATCACCACTTTCATTTTTGTAATCAAATTTTACATTTGAAGGATTGGTATTATAAAGTTCATCTATTATCATAAATTATCGTTTAAATTTTACACAATATACAACAAAAAGTGTATATTACCAAATATATTTTTAATTATTTTTATCTATATCTATCAGCACCTGTTCTTGCATAAGTGTGTGTTGGTGGTTGTGGTGTTGGTTTGGGTTTTGGTTTGGGTTCTTCATTATATAAGTTTAATGCTTCTTCGGTAGTTGGTTCAAATACTACATCGGGTTTTTCCTCTTTAGCTTCTACATTTTCAATAATCGTTTCTTCAACAGTTTTATTTGGTTCTTCTACCACCATTTCTTGTTTGATTAATTTTTCTTCAGTAGGTTTAGTTTCCTCTATTTTAACTTCTTTTACAAGTTTATTTAAGGCTATAACCATAGAAATTGCTAACGGGTCAAATACTAATACAATTAATAATGTGAACCAATTTACAATTCTATCCAATATTTGTAAATCTAAAGAAGTCAATGAATCATTCAATGATTCTATTTTTAGGGTTAAAATATCTCTTTGCTGAACTGCTGTTTTTAATTCACTACTTAAAACCCTTCGTTGGGATGCAGCACCCCTTTCAGTCTGAGAGTTATTGGTTGCTAACCCACCTCTTAATGATGATATGGATGTTTCCAATAATTTTTTTTCAGCGTTTAAATCCACCAATTGTTCTTTGAATCTATTTCGTTTTACATCCACAACACTAACCTCTTTATTAAGGATAGTAAATTTATCGCTTGTTGTTTGGTATGCTGAAGTCAAAAATCCATATATACCCAAAGATGTAATCATCATTAGAATTACAACTGCTGAAACCAAATACCATTTTAACCATCCAATTACTTTCCAATAGTTATGAAGGTATGAAGCAAGAATTATTTTTGCAAATTCTAATGCCCCCGCCATTATAATAACTTCAGTTCTTGCTCCAGCGAAAAGTGAACTAAGACCGAATACGGAATAGTATGCAGCTGAACCAGCAAGTGTGAATGTGGATAATATCATTAAAATTATAAAACCATTTTTTCTCGTAAAAAAATTTTTCATATGTTATTCCGTTTTTTTAACTTTATTAACTTCCCCAGTTGTATTTATTATCAAATCTTTTGATATCAAGCTTGATTGTAAACAACAAGAGAAACTTGAAATATAAAATAAATATCCAAAAAATAGATAATAACCTTTAACAGGTTAATTATGCCCATACTGATTTAAGTAATTAAGAACTGCTAATTCTTTCATTTTAGCTTCTACTTCAATATCCAAATCGTAACCATAAGTTTCAATTTTGTTTGAAATAAAATCTGAATGTGCTTGAGGGATTTTACCTGGAGCCGATTCTGAATAGTGAACTACAGGTTTGATTCCATCGGGCCAAGTTGTCATTGCCAATTCCAAAGCTTCCTGCTCTGATAAACCACCTGTACAAAATTTGTGGTGGTGGTAATCAAACACAATTGGGATACCAGTTCTTTGGTGAATATACATCAGGTCTTTTACCGAATACATACTCGCCTTATCATCATTTTCTACGGTCAGCCTGGTTTGAACCGATTCAGGCAACCTTTCAAAGTTCCGACAGAATCTATCCATCGCTGATTCTTTATCCCCATAGACACCATTACAATGGATATTAATGACATTGTAGGGGGTTCTACTCAACCCCATCAGGTCAAAGACCTCCCCATGCAACGATAAATCGGTTATGGTGTTGTTTACCACCCTTTCATTGGGTGAAACGAGTACATTAAAGGGGCCAGGATGAGATGTAATCCTTTGCCCATAGTTGGATACCAATACCCCAGCACCCTTCAGGAGATTGGATATAGGAGCAAAATGCGGCATATCTGATAGTGGGTACTCAGATGACCAGGGGAATAGATTGGAGGTGATTCTAAAGAGTTTTATACCCATCTTTTCATTCCATTTGATAATCTCCACCAGGTCACGGGTGTTCTGCAACCCAAGCTCCGAAGCCCTGCTAATACCTTCCTTTAAAAAGGTTTTTCTAATCATACCCCTATTGGTGGTAATCTTTTTCTTGCCCAAAGTCATATTGATGCAAGCGTATCCTAAGTTTGACATAGTTTTTGGTTTAGATACTACAAATATAATAAAAAAGGGGGATTTTTCCAAACCCCCCATATTAAATTTTCGTTAATTTTTTTTAAATTGAATGTGGTGAATAACTGAAAATAATATTTTGAACAGATTGACACTTCACTCTGATGATAGATTCTATCTCCGATTTAAATGAATCTGAATTTTCAAAATACATTGGTTTACCATAGTAAATA